TTACTTCCATTACCACTATACTAAAGTTATCAACTTCAGAAGCGGGATCAACCCCGAACACATACTTTTTATTTGTGTCGCCCTTCAGAGATGACTCAAACCAAACTTCTCCAGAAGGAAGGATTACTGGGTCTGAAGGAGACGTAGTACATGACTCAAGAAGACTACGTTTAAAAAAGCCTTGACTATCAGTAGTGAAGATAGCACCATACTCCATTTGATAGATTCCGGCGTGGACTGTCGCTCTAGCTCTCGCGACTTGCCCGCTATCCATAAATCCATCAGGCAATTTATCAACAGGTATCCTAGTAACAGAGTACTCACGCCAGTCGAAATCTGAAGGAATCTCCCCACCAAACACTTCCCCGAGTTTAGCACGATTACCTCCACTAGAAACTATAGATTTGTATCTTCTCCAATATTCAGCAAAATGATTGAAATCATAATATGCAGTACCCGACAATATAATTTGGTTCGACTTATCTCCAAACGTATCTCTTTGAGGACCGCTAACAGGTATACCCAGCTCCGCTGCTTTTTTTTCTTTGGCTTTTTGTCTTACTTTTTCTATGGGCGAAGAGGCGACAGCAGCAAAACCAGCGACAACATTTTCAAAGATGTCACGGGGTATCGATGCAAATTCATCTGCAATGATGTCATTGGCACGCTGGCCTCTGATCTTGCTACCGTCACCGAGGGGAAGACAAGTTATTGTACTTTCACCAATATGCATAACACATCTGTCAACGTCTCTTCTTGGGCCGCTGTTTGTAGAACAAAGGTCTCTTAGAATTGGTGCGTTTTTCCATATGGTGTCCATGTATTCAAACAAAACTTTAGACTGCCTAAACGCCGCACCTACAACGATAATCTTTCTTCTAGGCATAAACAGACAACGTAGCAACGGATAAACAGAAAGAAGAAAAGACTTACCCATACCACGACTACCGACGAGCATGGGAAACTTGCGATTCCATATCTCGTGTAGCAGCAAGGCTTGGAAGGGAGAAAGCTGTATGTTCAGAACATGCTTACAGACAAACGAAAAGTATTCTGGCCTCATCATGAGCCACGATAATCTTTTGATCAGCATGTCGTTATCTGAGTCCTGCATCACAAAATCCATAGGATTAAATAACGTGGACTCGTCTACATCTATGCCTAACCAAGCGTCTTCAAGTTGTTTAGAGTAATCTACCATTTTTATTTTTACTGTATATCTGATCCGCAAAACCAAAGTGAACAGCTTGCTCTGCGGTCATATACCAATCCCCGTTCTTCATCTTTCTTTTGATGTACGTTTTTACTCGGGAAAGAGTGTCTTCTCTTTCTTTAAAATAGGCACCAGATTTGTGACACCTCTCGGCATATATATCTACCATAGTTTGCATGTTTTGTTTGTCCACTGTAGCGAAGTTCTGAGCACTCAAGAAGTCCCCCGTCACGTCGCTAGAACCGTAGTGACACATAAACACACAGTTAGGCATCAAAGCCCTTCTGGATGCCGCCTGCATGATTATGGTGCCCATAGAGCATATCTGCGAATATCCTACTATGGTTGATTTACATCTAGAAAGTTTGATTGCATCATAGATACCCATGCCAGAATACCAGCACCCACCAAGTGTTTGCATATATATAGTTATAGGGTCTTCGCTCGCAGATTGCAAGATATTTATGTTTCTAATGAATGTCTGGGCCATCCGGTAGTCTATACCCGGACTGTCTGTGTCATCTTCTTTTTCTTGTAGGTATATTATCCTGTTGTCAGCATCCAATCCATAGCTATGAACATCAGAATTCCAGTTGTCGGCTTGCTTCTTCATCATCTGTACCCTCTTGGAATAATTCGGAGAGACGTTTGAATATACTATTAGTTACTAGAAAGGCGTTATCCTTATCACCGCAAAACAATATCTTGGTGTCATACCATATCTGAAACTCCATTAAGCACTTCAGGAGATATTTACCTGTTACCCTAACTTTAGATCTGGCCGCCTTGGGTACTTTTGAACCCTCTGGAAACTTTAATACATCGGCCATATCAAATTCTAGAATCAAAAAAGAAAACTGAAAATCACGCATACGCTCCATCTCTTCTTGAAATGGTTTCTTTTTTCTTCCTAGGTTCATAGCTATCTCGGACACGGAGGCCTTACGCTCAATGCACACCACTTCTTCAAATCCCTTCATGGTGTAATCGCCCGTGTGAAGGGTTCCTACTTCCATTCCGGTACACTTGTCGTAAGGGGAGAAAAACCAACCGTCTTGCTCTCTCGTGTCCTTGATAACCGTATATTTATTCACTATCTTCTTTTCTTCCCCAGAAAAAACCCTTAGACTCAGGATCCTTTTCGACTTCTACATCTACATCTACAACGGGAACTTCAACCGTTTCAGTCAGGAGGGGATCTATAACCGCAGGCTCTGGAGCCGGAGCCGAAGTAACGGGAGCCGGAGCAACGGGAGCCGAAGCGTCTGCCTTTTTGAGGATGGTACACGAATATGTGTCTTGGTTAAATTCGGTTTTAACGGTCTTTTTGTGTTCTTTTTGGCAATAAGCCCAGAAGTCTCCCCAGCCATCTAAGCTGTCCCTACCCTCTTCCAGTACGGCCTCTATGTCTTCTCCGGGAGACAGCGAATCTAATACAGATTTTAGCTGCTCACATACGTTTGTTCGTGTGTTCATTTCTTATTTCTCCTTACTTTTTCTGAAAAATATTGTATATAGTGTGATTCTTTGCCTGTCACATCTTTGTGACAATTCCTACATAATGCTATTCCGTTGTCCGGGTCATATCTGAGACTACTAGCAGAACTCCACTTTATTATGTGATGCACATTTAGCCAGACTCTTTTCCCTCTTTTATTACACATTTGACACGTAAATTTATCTCTTTTAAGGACTTCTGTCCTAAACTGCTTATAAGCTGGGTCATTATAGTCTCTTCTCATTACATTTCCTTTTACTTAGGACTACGTCACAATCAACCATTCTTTTTGCAAGATCGTTAAAACTAATTTTTCTTTTCCAGCCCAGCTTCTCTTCGGCCTTAGCAGGAACGCCCAATAAATAATCTACCTCTGCTGGGCGGTAGAATTTAGGATCGATAAAAACAAGATTACTCCAGTCGTCTATGTCCACAGCAGCAAATGTCGCATCTAAGAAATCTGCCACGCTATGTGTTTCTCCGGTTGCCACCACATAATCATCAGGCTCATCTTGCTGTAGCATAAGCCACATGGCCTCTACGTAGTCTTCTGCGTGACCCCAGTCTCGTTTCGCTTCAAGATTACCCAATCTAAGTTTCATGTAGGAGCCTTGGTGTCCCGAGGCGTATATAAGTTCATCGCTGTCTTCTGTTTTAGTTAGTTGTGTTTTATCAAGCTCCGACACATCCAACCAATCCACAAATTCGCCAATCCACTTAGTAATCTTTCGTGTAACAAAAGCTTCGCCACGCCTTTCACTCTCGTGATTAAAAAGAATACCACAGCTTCCATGAATTCCATAGCCCTCTCTGTAAGTACGCACCAAGTGATGTGCCGCTAATTTAGCGATACCATAAGGGCTTTGCGGAACAAAGGGAGTGTCTTCGTCTTGATATTTTGGATAAGTATATAAACCCTTGCCAAATTTACTATCTACAACAACACTACCGCCTGTATCCACCGAGAGGGTGCCCGAGGTAGCCAGCGTATAGTTTTTACCAAACATTTCGCTAGAGCTTGCCTGATAGAACCTCATATGTTCTTTATTAGGACTATATCTTATTGCCTCAAGAATATTAAGAACGCCACCCGCAGTGATATCCCACGTTAGGTTCGGCTGATTAAAAGAAGTTCCGACGTGAGACTGTGCAGCAAGATTATAGATCTCGTCTGGCTCTTCGTCTTGTATGATTTTGTTTATATTGAAAGCGTCAGTTATATCGCCCTCAACAATTTTAATTTTTGGCAGGATGTGTTGGATTCTAGCTGTGGTGTTTACACTTACTCTTCGTGTAACGCCCGTGACTCTGTATCCCTTTTTTAATAGTAATTCAGCTAGGTAACTTCCGTCCTGTCCTGTTATTCCGAATATGAGTGCCTTCATATAACTTTCCCTATTTTCCGTCGATAAAAGTTTCTGGTGTTAAAAACGGCTGGTCTACAGTCCCGTCTTCATAGTTATGGTATTCCGATAAGCGTTCTTTCTCATTTTGCATAGCTAATCGCATTTTTTCCATGTCAATACCGATCTTGTTGCGAAACGCTTCGTCTGTGGCTATCTGTTTTACCAGTGAAGCAAAAGTTTGCCTGCTGTCTTCAATCTGTTTGACACGCTGCTCTCTGGTGCCCTTGAGATCCTTCAGCATCGTCGACTTACGACCTTGGAGATCTTTGTAGTCTTTGGATAGGGTTTCCATCGAAGCTCTTAGAATGGCTACCTGACGCTCCAAATTGATAATATAATCCATGTCTCGTTGATCCTTGTCCACCGACTTTTCTTCTCGAACCAATCCTTCATATACGGATATTTGATTCTGATTGTCTTGTTGACCTTTTAAGATACGATTCATAAGAATTTCGAGCTTGATGGTGTCAATAATTTGCATTTCTTCTGTATGAAACACATCGTCCTTGAACTGGCTCCACATTTTCTTAAAATGGAACTCAAACAACTCTAGCTCTTCGTCACTGAATTGATATTTCAGTTCACGATAGTAAGGTCTGCACTTCAATTCATTAGCTACAGCGGCTTCTTTTTTTTGCTTCAGAGAGAAACCAATGTTTTTGCCTATCCATTCTTTGATACCGTCTGGATCGCGGTCTAACTTTGATGCAATTTGCTCAGGAGAAAGAACCTCGGCATTTGCCTCGATAAAAGACATATCCTCTTTTGATAATCTACCCTTCTTCATCATGGTCTCCGTTTAGAATGTCCTCTATCGTTTTTATGATATGTGCCTTACGGCCTTTTGGCAAAGGAGAGTTTGATTGGAGTTTGAGATAGTCACGTCGTAAGTGAGAGGGAAGTTTCTGGTCAATAATGTCAAGGATTTCTCTAATGTCGGCCTCTGTGTGTGTGGTGTCTGTGGTACATACGTTATAGAGGGCTTCAATATCCATAGGTTCAAGAAGTCGTTTTTTGCGATCCTGAATCTTCTGGGCGTTGCTACCATAATCTAGGCGGTAATAGTTATCTCGTTTAAAAGTCTTCAGGCGATTACTTATGTGGGTGTACATAAAGTTTTCTAGGGGGCGAGACGGATCATATTTTTCTAATCCAGCTATACCTATCAAGAACGCCTCTTGTTCTATATCTTCTGTATCATATGAAGCAAAAGTATATTTAGGGGCCAACCTGTGGGCGATCTTAGTTATTGCTCCGACCACCTCGTTCTCAGACAGTCCTTCGGGTATTTTCATTCTCCGCCCAGCTTTCTGGTGAGCCTTTGTAGCTTTTCAGCGGTTTCTTTGTTTCTTTTAGCATATACTTCTTTGTCTTTTTCTTTTAGCTCTTCTTCTTCGGCCAACATCTTCTTCCAAGCCTCTTTACTGGGATCAGGGGTGTTGATTTCTTCTTCGATCTTCTTCGCTAGGGCTTCTTCGGCCTTTGTAGACAGCATCGAGCCGATTTCTGTAAATTCTTTATTGATCATATTGGTTCCTCCTATTTCTATTATAACAAACAGCAACAAATTGTACACATTTTTATAAAAAAAGATTCAATCAGGGGCGAGTCTGTTAGGTTTAGGTAAGACATTTGTAAATATATTTTGGTCAATTTCGTGCAAACCACCCCGGCAATCGGGGAAGGCATGGGGGCGAACAAACTGAACAAAAAACTAGGGGCGGCTCTCTTTTGGGTTTTTTTTGGGTTTTCTTCAAGTTTACCCTTGACAATGGACGATAATAATAGTATACTTAAGACATAAGAAGTTAAGCAAGGGAATAAAAAGAATGCATAAAACTTTAAACAATAACCAGATTACACTTGACAACACAAACAACTTAGTATATAATACTAGTATGACAAACAACAACACTAACGGAGTAACCAAGACTATGACTACTAAAGCCCACGACGTAAGAGTAATGAAGCACATTGATGGTGCTTACGATGTTTACGCTAACTTCCCTACAGTGCAAGACGCACTAGACTACATGCGGAAGATGTTACCCAATGCCAACGATAGTTGGTATGTAGTCAACGCAGACGGTGTTCGTTTGCGATTGAATGCTCAAAATAAACTTGAAGTATTTCACAGTTTAATCGGTTAATGTTAAGTTTACCACTTGCACACGACGATAATACAGTATACAATAAAGACATAAGAAACAACAACACTAACTAAGGAATACGAAACATGGCTTTTTTCATCTTCGCTCAAGACTTCGCCCGCAACACAGCTTACTCGGCTGGATATCAATTAGGTCGCCAATGTGGATTGGGTTATGCTGACATGACGCCTTGCCCATACGACAAC